ATCTTGTTCTCAGCTCTTTGTGGGTCTGGAAAACCATCCGTTACCTCACACTCAATATCAAAATAAACTTCACGATGTCCAACTGATGGCTCTTCTGAGTCAGGATACATATCAACCAATGTTCTGGTTTCAATAGGAACATCTGATTCAAACACTCTTCCATTCTTAATATCATCACCAGTCCAAAAGTTTACTTTCTTTAACTTGTCACCATATAAGGAACGATATGTGCCTGTTTGTGATTTTAAGTACGCGTATGGTTTGTACTGAAACTTTTGGTAACCTGTTTTATCATCCCATAAGTGAACTTCCGAAGAAGTTTTAGTTCGTTTGACATAAATATTTTGATACAATTAATACCTCTTTTTATCTGTAACATAATATACAACATTTTAGCAATATGAGTCAAGCTTTTTTTATTTTAAAATATTTGGATTTTGTTCTATGGTTTGTTTTGTGATTAAATCTTTTAATTTAGTCGTACTCCAGCCATGTGAACGAGTTGTATAAATAATCTTTGGTGGTAAATCATCACCAGTAAATGGCGTTGGTTTACCATCATCACCAATATAGTCTTCACCCAATATCCTAATATCAGGTTTCCAAAATTTAATTAAATTATACAACTCATCTTCTGTTTGATATATGTAAACATCATCAATATATCGAATAGACATTAACGCTTTATATCTATCATATAAAGGTATAACTGGTTTATATTTACTTTTTCTATGTAAAGATGGGTCTTTTTGTAAAAAAACAATAAATTTATCACAGTGTCTTTTTGCATCTTTAAAACAATTTATATAACCAGGATGTAGTAAGTCAAAATTACCCGCAGTAAAACCTAATACTTCTTTCTTCATTTATCCCCCAAATACTTTTTTCTTACCACCATCATATTCATAAGCGTGTCCGTTTTCTTTAAGTAATTCATTTACTGATTTTTCATTACCTTTAACGAATAGTTCGCCGAGGACTCGTCCATATTTCCCAACTCCGTGAGATTTTAATAAAAACTTGCCCTCGTCTGAATTTTCTAATAAGTCTTTTACATAAGCTTTTGCAGCTAAACCTTTTTCTTTTTCTTCAAGATTACGAGTTCTACTTTCCCAAGCATCTACACCCATAAATCTAATTCTATTTTTAACCCAAACATTAAATCCTAAGTCAATCATTGCATCACAAGTATCACCATCTACGACTCTTACAAGTTTTGCTGAATAAATATGTTTGTCCATTTTATTTGCCATTATCTATCTCCTATATAAAAATACTTAAAATAACTAAACCTAAACCGATACCAGCTACAGCCCAATCAAATACATTTGAACGAGGTATTTCAATACCCATCATTTTCCACGGCCCTTTTATAACAAATGGGTCGTCTGTTACTACATAATTACCTTTTGTAATTGAACCGAAGATTAATTTGTTTTCTTTTCTTCGTTTTGCTTTTGCCCAAGTGTAGCCTTCTGTACAACCCTCACTTAACCAATAAGTAACCATTGTTATTGTAAATAGTAATTGTCCTAACATTTATTTTCTCCTATTGTTTAGACTATTTCACAAACACCACCTGCACAAGCGAGTTCACCTTTTAAATCGGTATCATCTTGTTCTTCAGTAATTCGTGCTAAGTTGATGTTCTTTAGTGTTTCCACCATTTTGTCATAAGTTGCTTCTTCACAATCTTCAAATGGTGCTTGTTTGTAAGTTCCACCATCATAAGGCAGAATACTTAATCCGTTATAAGCTTCTTTGTTTTTCCACATCCATTTACCAATATCTTCCCATTCGTGTTCTTTTACTGATATTGTGGCTGATACATTATGTGTATTCATTCCACTACGATGTCCTTTTTTAACATAATTCTCACTAATGAATTTTACTCTTTCCAATAATTGGAATGCTGATTCAGTTCTCATCGTTGCTCCCTCAGGTGCTTTCTGTGGAATTGATATAACAGCAGTATCGTGTGGTCTAAAGTATTCATCTTCAACTAATTCAGGATGATTTCTCATTAAGTATCCATAGATAGCTTCATTCTTACCAACTCTGATTCTTCTAATGTAGAAATCATTGTGCCAAGCGTGAATACCACTTGATGTTCCTAATGTTAATGATGTTGTACCTGCTGGTTTTACAGTTGTACATCTAGCTGCTGGATTAACTCCAATCAATTCTGCAACTCTTTTGTTTTCTTCTTTCACCACATTTGCAGCTTCTGTTACATCCAAGTCATCTAATTTATTGGAAGCGATACCAGTCATTGATACTCCAATCAAGGCATCTTTCTCTGTTGTTCTTTGCCATACAGGTCTTAAATAATGAAAGTCTGTGAATCCAGCTTGTAGTGTTCCAATGAATGCTCCAGCTTTAACTCTTTCGTTTAAATCCTCTTGTGATTCAACATTTGATACATTCACTTCTGTTAAATTACAAAATTGATATGGTCTTAGTGCAATCTCACAACAAGGATTAGTTCCCCAGTCTTTATCATTCGTTAGATAAATACCTGGCTCTCCACTACCACTTGCTTTAATTTTTTCCCATAGTTCAAAAAAGAAATCTTCTGTGATTTTAGAACGAACCAAAGCAGCTGAATTGTTTGCTCTTCCTCGTTGAGGATTTGTTTCCCACCAATTCCCATACTTAGATGAAATCATTGAATCATCGTCTGCAGAGAATAAAGAAATCAGAGCTGCTCTTCTTATTCCACCAGCCAAAACTGCGTCTGCTATATGACATACAATATCGTGAACTTCTAATGTGGTTAACTTATCACCATTTTCTTTTGTTCTCAATATACCATCAATCTTAACCAAACATTCTTTCAATGGTTGAGGACCTGGAGCTTTACCACCACTTGTAACCAACTCGGCACCCTTTGGACGAATGTCTGAAAAATCAAAATGAATATGTGAACCACCATAGAAATAAGATTTAATCAATACCTTAACCGCGTCTGCCCAACCTTCAATTGAATCACTGATTAAATATCTTCTTTTTCTTTTAAAATTTGGTAAATGTATTTCAGGTAATTGTTCCACATGATGTTGTTGAACTGAATACCCAACACCAGTTCCACCTAATAATAAAAACATCACCTCTGAAAATGACTGCCAATTATCAATTGGTAGAAATGCACAATTATAAACTCTATTAGGTGAAATCTCAATTGGTTTACCAGCAAACTGCATACTTCTCATTGATGGTAATACTTTTTTATCTAATACGAATTTATAAGCTTTATCTATTTGTGATTTTAATTCTGGATATTTCTTGATGTGCATTTTTTTGTTTCGTTCCACCAATTCTTTCCACGTTTCTCTTCTTTTCTTTTCTGGTAAATACCTTGCGTATTTCATATAGACAGTAATGTCCGACAATATTTTTGTTGAAATATCCATTCTTATCTCCTCAATATTTTGTGATATTTTAAAACCTTTGTTGGTTAGGTATGTATAAATATCATTATAATAATTTTTTTTTATTTATTAATTTAGTATATCCAATAATCTGTTGACACTATTATGTGTGTTGGATAATCCTCTGTATCATAATTAAATTCCATTTGGGTATGTCTCACTTATTTTTTCTAATAATTGTTTTTTATTATCATAAGAACTGTGTAACACACCAAATTCATTACAATAACCTATAAGTTGTTTTTTTGTCCATTTTATTGATGGTTTGGGTGTTGGAAATGGACTTACCCAAGCCTCATTTACATCTTCGGTTGTTGGGTCATCACCAATGTATCTACCATTCTCATCTCTAGCTCTTTTTCTTTTAGGTTTTTTAACTGAATCTAACCATTGTTTTGTATGTTCTGTTGTATAACCTTTGGCTCTTTCTGTTTCTTGTTCAGGTCTTTCACCTGTTATAAACTCTACCATATCATTTATTGTTTCTATAAACTTATTCATTCATTAAGTCCTCATATCTATTGGATAACATTTTTTTCATAACATTATCTCTATTATCTATTTTAGTTTGTTGTTCTTTACCACCAACAGAATTACCCTCATAGATTTCCATTTTACCAGTGTTGGTATTTACCTTTGCTGGGAATGTCATACCATCAGGACCAAATCTGTTTTTGATAACGTGAAATCTACCCGTGTTACCTATCTTATCTTCCACTTTCCTACTCAATGACATTACAAAATCTGCTGTCATTATCTTTTGATATGATTCAGATACTTTTGTAGCCTCAATCACATCTTCATCCAAAGCACTTCTGTTAGCTTGTGAAGCCGTCCAAACAGGTATTTGAAACTCACCAGCCAATCCTCTCAAGTCTTCATAAATGTTTCCAAGTGCGTGTCTTACTTCTTTAGAACCACCTGTATCTTTCAGTATGTCAGCATAATCCACAACCACCATATCTACTTCTGTTCCTAATGTGGTTATTCTTTTCAGATGAGCTGATAATGTATTCACACTAGCAGACTTGGTTGGATAGTATTTAATAACTAAATCACCTTTTAATTTATCCATTTGACTCTGAACATCATCTTTATGATATTTTAGGTTCTGATTTGCAATACCTGTAAAGATACTATCATATCTTAAACCAACATAAGATTCATTCAATTCAAGTGAATAATGAACTATGTGTTTTCCTCGTTTCATCGCGTTAGCACCAATA